ATGATTTTATTAGAAACAGTTAGACACGTTACAATAACGTATAACTTAGGTGATTTAGCTGACTGGATCAGCGCTATTGGAACTGTGGCAGCAGTTGTAGTTTCGCTATATCTTGCAAGTCATAAAAATAAGCCACGTTTAAGATTTTTCATAAGGGATCCTAAAGACGATGGAGCGTTTGGAGTTCAAAATAAGAGCTACAATCCAGTAGAGTTAGAACTAAAATGGGGAAATCAAAGCTTCTTATTGCCTTTAAATCCAATGGGTAAAGAGGTAACTGATTTGTTATCTGATGATCCTTTTGGCTATGATACTATCATTTTAGGTATTCATACGCCTGATCAGAAAGATAACCATTCAACAGTAAAACTACGAGCTTATGATAGAATTTCGGGATCACATTATAAAATAATCTTTTACTTTAAGGATAATCAATGGTTTGCTAGACAATATCATATTTTTGCATTTGAAAAGTTTTCTATTTAGTATATTTTAAGGAAGGGAAGATAAAGTATGCATGGCTTCAGAAGGATGAACGGAGTGAATTGGTTAATTAAACCACGAGTAATTGTTGATGCATCTAAAGGGAAACCCTATCGTTACAAGTCAAATTGTAGTTTCCCAGCTCATTGGAATGCTGTGCGTGAAATTTTACTTTTAAGAAAATGAATGATTACGTAAAAGCAATGCTGATATTTTTAGTCTTAGGTATTTTTATCTCTTTTATTCAAGTTAAATATTTTTAAGTCAGCTTAACGGCTGGCTTTTTTGTTTGGAGAAGTGAATTAATATGGATAAGAAATCTAAAATTATTGTATTGACTAGTGCGGTAGTGGCTGTATTAGTCATATTCTTTATTTCTGCAATCAGTATTAGCAATGGTCAGATTAAACGTCAACAAGAGGTTCAAACGGCTAAAGCTAATATTTCTAAGGAAGAAGAGCGCCGCATTGATCTCTTCAAGAATATAGTTGATGCCGTGCAAAGTTACAATCACTATGAGAGTTCAACTCAACAGAAGATTGTGGATGCACGTTCAAAGGCTAATCAAGGGAAAATTAACCAAGCTAGTCAATCACTAAATGCTGTGGTTGAACGTTATCCAGAACTGAAATCACAAAGCAATTACAAACAAGCAATGTTAGAGTTCAGTATCACGGAAAACCGATTAGCTAATTATCGTGAGAACTACAATGATGAAGTTCAAAACTACAATGTCTACGTGCGTCGGTTTCCTAATCATCAAGTCTTAAACATGATGGGAAATAGCACTAAAACATATGAACCGTTGAACTATAACGTTAACAATGCTAAGGCAACTAATCTATTTAAGTAGGCGATTATATGAGTACACGTAATAAGTGGCTTTCTTTGATTGGCTTAATTGCGGTTGCTATTTTAGTGGATATTATGGTTGGAGTTAGCATGGTTAATCATGAACGACAACATGCTAGTGTCTTCCGTACGGCTTTGAAAACAACTGATAGAGATCATTTTAACTATATCGTCAAGAGCCGACAAGGTAAGATTGTTAGCTATGCAAAGCTTACTGGCAATGAAACAGCTAAGTTTGATGAAATGACCACTAAGCACCGCTTTATTGCCGTAAAGAGGATTCTTGAAAGATATACCATGCACACTGAAACAACGACCGATAGCAAAGGAAATGTCACGACGAGAACATATTGGTCGTGGGACTATGCAGGAACTGATGAAAATATTTCAAAACATTTGACTATCTTTGGCCATAAATACAGTACTGCTAAGTTTAACTTAGATTCATTTTATCGCGATATTGATGCAGATAAATTAGTTAATCATGATACTGGTTTAATCGGCGCATATTACTATCTAAACGGAATGGAAAGATATCATTATGAAGTGATACCAATATCGGTAAAAGGATCGTTTATTGCAGATACCAGTAAGGGAACGCTTAACCCAATTAGTGGAAAGTACATCAAAATTTCTAAAGAGCGCTACAAGGATTACCTAAACCATAATTTGAATGATGGTAAGAAGAAAGTAATTACTGTTGTAGTGCTTTTAATTTTGATTGAAGTAATCGGAATTTATTTTTGTTGTGAGGTTAAAACAATATGAATCTTAAAGAAGTTAAGAAAACAGTAAATGATATTAAAGAAAGCGTTGTTGACTTTGAAGGTGCACATGAATTAGAAGATGACCTTTATGAAGCTGTACTGAAAGAAGTAGTTTCTGGCAATCCAGAGTCTAAAGAAATGGCACGAGAAGCCTTGAAAACAAAACAGATTGATTTTGCGAGGTACTGTGCTTAATGTTCCAGACTAAACGATTCGGCTTGGTAGCGTCGAAGCAAGAGTATTTAATGCTGTGCCGAGCTGATAGACATATGAAGCAAAAGAAAAAGCTGACAGGCCAACGCTTGCCAGCTTTTAAAGTACATAAAAATAAATAAAAAAAGGATGCCGATTAAGGCACCCAGTTTACCGGTACGGTTCAAGTAACGAGCTGGAACCAATTTGCACGCCGGCGTATTAATTCTTGTAATAATATTATAACATACTTTAACTATGATACAATATACAAGCACGCCGTGGGGGAACTCTCTCCGAATTTGTGCAGTCTGGAGGTGACTCCGATGCATTGGTGTGTATTAATTCTTGTTGTGCCTAGTAAGCACATTAAAAACCTAATTAAGAAGTTCTTCAAGTAAGAATTCTAGCGCTGACTTCGGTTGGCGCTTTTTTAGTACAAGCATCCCCATAAACTATTTGGGGTCGTCTAGGCAATAAAAAAGGAATTCACCTCCCGAATAAATCGTGAGGAGGTGAATTCCATGAATAACTTAAACTTAACACTACTAATTTTATTACTGATTCTAATTGAGGTCAAGAAGTAAGCCGACCCCAAGGAGGCGCTTGCCTCTTGCGAGCTAAGCGCCTCCACTGCAACAGAGATCAAGAATGAAAGGTGGTGTGGTGATATGCCATGACAGAAGTTCACAAAAATTCACAATATGACGATTTCTATTCATTGGATAAGCCACGCCGTGATGCTATCGTTATGCTGTTTGAAGATGATTTGAGCGATGAACAGATAGCTGAAAATGTGAATCGAACAAGACGTACACTTGCTAAGTGGAAGAATGACCCAAAATTTAAAAAGGGACAGGATGCATATAAACATGTTGTAATAAAAAAGGATTATGAAAGCAATGCAATCCGAAAGCTTAATAGCCTACTAAGTGCTAAGTCTGAAATGGTTCAGCTTCAAGCTGCCAACTCAATTTTGAAGCTTTCTGGAATGCTTTCAGATAACAGTACACCAGAGTTAGATAGAGCCAAGATTCGCAAGGCTAATGCTGATGCTCGTGTTGCTGAAGCTCGTGCTAAGGCGCTTGAAGATAACGGCGCTGACGTTGAAGAAGCTCTTGATAGAATTATGGATAAGCTTGTTAATGAAAGTGATAAGAAAGACTGACGCATTAAGAATTGCTGGAGTTTTTTAGTTGAGGGGAGGTGGTCAAGGTTGGCATTATCAGATGTTCTAACAGCAAAGCAACAATCCGTATTACAAAGTTATTTACACGATGATTGGCGTTTGATGATTCTAAGCGGTGCTGTTCGTAGCGGTAAAACCTATATTGATAATTGGCTTTTTCTGATGGAACTTAGGCGAGTATCGAAACTCGCTAAACAAAGTGGAATTAGAAAGCCTCTGTACATTCTTGCTGGGTTCTCAAGCAATTCTATTTTTACAAATATTATTGCTGCTCTTAATAACCAGTTTGGCATTGACCTGAAGCCAGATCGTCATGGGCATTTTCACTTTATGAATGTAGAAATTGTGCAGAGTTATACGGGTACGGATCGTGGCGTTAATAGCATTCGCGGTATGACGGCAATGGGAGCCTACGTTAATGAAGCTTCATTAGCAACTGAAAGCGTGTTTCAAGAAATACTTCAACGGTGCAGTTTTGGAGGCTCACGAATTATCTGTGATACCAACCCTTGACCAGACAATCCTAATCACTGGTTAAAGGTTGATTATATTGATAAGGCAGATGATCCCGAGTCAAGAATTAAGTCTTTTAACTTTACAATTGACGACAATACCTTCTTATCCGCTGAATACGTTAACGCCTTAAAAGCACAAACTCCTTCGGGAATGTTTACAGACAGAGCCATATATGGATTGTGGGTATCGGGAGACGGATTAGTATATCGAGAATTTGACAAAAATAAGATGATGATAGATAAACTGCCGCCTAATCGAACGTATACATATTATTGTGGCGTTGACTTTGGTTTTGCCGAAGGACACGATACATCGATTACTGTGTGGGCTGATGATAGGCAAGGCAATACGTATTTAGTCGAAGAGCATACGGCGATTCATAAGTATATTGACCACTGGATTGAAGTAATGAAACAGATACAACAGCGATATGGTAGAGGGCTGACCTTTTGGTGTGATTCAGCTCGTCCAGAATATGTGTCTCAATTGATGGTTAACGGTATACAAGCTCGTAACGCTGATAAAAATGTTTTAACTGGTATTGAATCGGTTGCAGAACTAATGACTACTAATAGCTTCTTTGTATTGAAAAGCGCACCTGTTAAGTTTATTGATGAAATTTATCAATACGTTTGGGATAGTGATAAAGGAGTGCCGGTTAAGAAAATGGATAATTGCATGGATAGTATGAGGTACGCTATCTTTAACGAACACAAGGATAATCAAACTCAATTCCTTAGCTCGAAATACTTCTAGGAGGTGATACATTGGCAGAAAGTAGAATGATTGCAGGTGACGCTTACGTTACAAAGAACGGTACATATATTTGTCCTAATGAAGAGGTCGACATTGATAGTCTGACCTCTTTTATTTTGGATAACGAATACCGTTCAACTGGTTATCGTAAGAATTATGATATGTACACAGGGCAGCATGACATCTTGCGTAAACCATACGATAGAGATTCAGCTCGTCCAGATAACAGATTAATTAGTAACTGGGCTAATTACGTTGTTGATACGTATGTGGGTTACTTCATGGGAAAGCCACCAAAGATTAGTTTGGAAGACGATACTAACAACGATAAGCTACAAGACTGGTTGAACACTAACAGCTTCCAAGATAAGCTCACAGAGGTTGCCAAGCAGGTTGCAGTATATGGTCGTTCATACATGCTAACGTACCAGACCGAAAATGCTGATACAGAGGTAGCAGTTATTGACCCATCATCGGGTTTTATGATCTATGACACGTCAATCAATCAGAAGCCGATTGCATTTGTCCGCTACGGTTACTTTAATAATGTATTAAGTGGAGAAATGTACACGGCTAACAAGATAAAGTCATTTACTGAAAAACAATTCACAGACGAAAAAGATAGTCTATTTGGTGAAGTCCCTGCTGTAGAGTTTGACAGCAACAGTGAACGGTTGAGTATTGTCGGTAAGATTAGAACACTGGTTGATGAGTACGACAAAGCATTCAGTCAAAAAGCTAATCAAGTCGCCTACTTTGATGAGGCTTATCTAAAGATCATTGGTATTCCATTGCCCAAAGACGATAACGGAAACCCTATCTTTAATCTGAATGAGGATAGAATTCTTTATTCACCAGACCCGATGGCTGCTAATGGTGACGTTGACTTTATTAGCAAGCCAGATGGCGACACTATGCAAGAGAATATGTTAAACCGACTGAAAGACGATATCTTCCAAACTGCTATGGTTACTAACCTTAATGATGAAGCATTCAGTGGTAACGCTTCGGGTGTCGCTATTAAGTACAAGCTGTTATCAATGCAGAACCAAGCAGCAGTTGAAGAGCGTAAGTTTCGTATCTCATTGCGTAATCTTCTAGGAACTGTCATCGGAATGGGTAAAGTCATTGGCACAATTGATAAGGAGCAAGTGCGCAAAGACTTGCGTTTTACCTTCAAACGTAATATTCCTATTGACCTCGCTAACCAAGCTCAAACAGCTAGAGAGTTGAAAGGTATTGTATCCGATCAAACAATGCTTAGCACTCTTGATATTGTTGATGATGCCAAAAAAGAAATGCAACGGATAGCCGATGAACAAGCTGAACAGGTTAAACAAGCCGTTAAGAATTCAGCAAGTGCTACTGACTTAGTAAAGGGTGGTAATAATGGCGAAGATACCGAACAACCGCAAGAACGAGGACTACTGGAAGGCTCGGGAACAAGCGGAAAAGGCGTGGATGAGCCAAAACCTCGCCAACGATGAGCAGTTTAACCAACACTTAGCGAAGTATTATCAAACAGCACTTAATAATATCGATAGTGCAATGGAGCATGAGCTTCTTAATCTGCAAAAGGGTCACTTCCTTAATCAAGAAGTGGTGGAAGCTACCGATGTTCAACATTATCAAGAGAAAGCTAAGAATATTGTTGAAGAAGCTCAAAAGATACGTCAAGCGGGCAACAAGGTAACGTATGCTGATTTTAGTAAGGCTGTTAACGACCAGATGAGAGTTTATAACGCTACAATGAGGATTAGTCGATTAGAGATGTTGAAGTCTCAAATTGGCTTGGAAATGGTCCAAAGTGGTATTGATGTAGATAAAGCTTTACATGACAAACTTAGCCAAGATTATATTGATGAGGTTAAGCGACAGGCAGGTATTATGGGAGTTACTGCTAAGCCGTCCATGTGGACTGATAGCAAGGTGGCTAAGGTAATCATGGGTCAAACTGAATCAGCTAACTTTAGTCAACGTTTGTGGGCTAATCAAGCAGCATTAAAGGCTCAACTTGATGGAGTTATATCTAACGGTATTATTCAAGGACAGAATCCACGAGAAATGGCAACTAAGTTGAAGGCTAACGTGGCTAAAACCATAGCCAATTATCGTTATGTCACCGAACGCTTAGCAAGGACAGAATCAGCTCGTGTTCAATATAGAGCGCAAATAAACTCACTAATTGCTAACGATTATCGTTTCTGCAAATGGCACGCTGAACCCGGTAGGTGCAAATTCTGTGGAGAAATTGCCAGTAATGACCCAGATGGAAATGGTCGAGGTATCTATGAAGTTGACGATGTACCGATTGTTCCTGTTCACCCTAATTGTCGTTGCAGTATTAGTGCTTACTGGGTTAATGGCAAAGATAATTCTTATAAGAATTATCAAAAGTCTAAAAAAGACTGATATATCGAGGATTGTTAGAGTTTTAGTAGTATAATATAAGTGTAAAAAAAGCCCTAGCGGTGCTGGAGACACCCTAGAGCGTGGCAATCATAGAAAGGATATGATTACATGAATAATTCTAAAGAAGTTTGGAAAGATATTCAAGGCTATGAGGGATTATATCAAGTCAGTAATTTAGGCAGGGTAATGAATAGAAGCAAAAAAGTAATGAAACAAACGGTTATTAGGAAGGGTTATAAGAGAATCTCTTTATACAAAAATGGAAAATATAATCACTTGCTTGTTCACCGACTTGTTGCCAGAGCTTTTCTTCCTAATCCCGATAATCTACCTCAAATAAATCACAAAGACGAAAATCCTAGAAATAATAGCATTAACAATTTAGAATGGTGTACGTCTAAGTACAATATAAACTATGGCTCAAGAACGAAAAGAATGATGTCTAACCCTAAATATAAACATAGAATGAACCATATTAATATTGAAAATATAATTAAGAATAACAAGAAATTATACTCTAAGCCTGTAAAGCAATTAACTATGGATGGTCAGTTGATAAAAGTGTGGCCCTCAACTCATGAAGCTGGCAGGCATGGATTTACACATTCAAGCATAGTGAACTGCTGTAATGGCAAACTTAATTCGCACCACGGATTTAGGTGGGAATATCTAAGTAAATAATAAAAAAGCACTTCGAATGGAGTGCTTTTTTTATTGGTCTTTCCACTTGTCACAGACCTAAAAGAATGGCTTGGCTAAACTATAGTCTCACCGGGACTTTAAATAACGAGGTGTATTTATGTTTAACAACTTACCAATGAACCTACAATTCTTCGCGGAAGGTTCTCCAGCTCCAGAAACAGGTGCACCAACTGGAGCAGAAGCAACCAACACTGAACAATCAGAGCAACCACAAGAAGGTTCTCAACGGACGTTCACACAAGAAGAAGTAGACAAGATGGTTCAAAAGCGAATGGCACGTTATGATCGTGACCATCAAAAGGAACTAGAAGACGCTCGAAACGCTGGAGCTGAGGAAGCTAACAAGTTAGCTAAGATGACCAAAGATCAGCGCAAAGAGCATGAATTAGAGGAAGCTAATCGCAAGGCAGAAAGCGCACAAGCAGAATTAGCACGTTATAAAATGCGTGACACTGCTCGCAAGCAACTTGTAGAAGGTGGCTACACTCCAACAGATGAAGATATTGATTTAATCGTTACTGACAAAGCAGAAAGCACACAGCAAAACGTTCAAGCTGTTCTGTCAATGATCGAACGAGTTAAATCATCAACACGTGACGAAATGCTAAAAGGTGAAACGCCAAAAATTACTGGAGACCCAGTTAAGAAGCCTCAAAGTCTAAAGGGCATGAGCATTATCGAACGTGCTGAATTAAAACAAAATGACCCACAGGCCTATGCTGAATTAGCACGTAAGGCTGGATATTAGAAAGGAATGAAGCTTAATGGCAATTACAACAACAGCAGATTTACTAGACGCAGAAATCTTGGCTCCTATCGTTCAAGAAAAGTACCAAGACGCAATGGTATTCACTCCATTAGCAACTATTGACCGCACTCTTCAAGGAAAGCCCGGAGACGTGCTCAAAGAAGCTACATGGAAGCAAATTGGACCAGCGCAAGCCGTAGCGGAAGGTGCTAAGATTCCGGTACAAAAGGGAGAACAAGGCTTCACACAAGTTACTGTTCAAAAATACGGGAATGGTTACTCATTCACTGATGAATCTGATATTTCACGGTTAGGTAGTCAAATTCAATATGGTACTTCTGAAATTGCTCGTACCATTGCAGAATTTACCGATAATTCATTCATGGACGCAGCACTTGCGGTCAAGAATACTCTTACTATTGACCCAACTGTACTCGGTATTGACGCATTAATTGGCTCTTTCAACGCTCAAAAGGGTAATGGAGCTTACACAATCTTATGTAACCCACAAACAAAGTTATGGTTCGATAAGGACATCTTAGAATACACACGTGGCTCTGATACTGGAGCTAATCTTGTGCTTAATGGTGCTATTTCTGGCCCACTTGGTGCTTCATTCTTCACTACTAACAAGATGAAAGACGGTCAAGCGGTGGTGGTTTACTCTTCACCAGATGACATCAAGGCAATGCAAGAATTTACCGAAACTGAAAAGACTGGTAAAGATCCTAAGGAACTCGAAACTCTTAACACTGGTCAAGCATTCAAGCTTCTAATGAAACGTGATTTGCTTATTGAAAATGATCGTGACAAGAGTACTCAATTAAATACTATTTACGGTACTCAAATTGCCGCTCCTTACGTTCAAAACCCAAGCAAGGTATTAGTTGCTAAGATTAACAAGCCTGCTGGTGCTCCAAAGGTTACAACTACTACTGATGGCGGAACTGGTAAGTAGGCGATTAAATGGCTGACGAAGAAGAAAAGAAAACGCCAGCCCTTGAAGACTTAAAAACGATGATTGGATTGTTGCCAAGTAATACCAGCTTTGATGAAACATTAGGGCTGATTATTAGCAATACCAATCTTCAACTCAAATTTAAGCTCGGTTTAAAGCCCACAGAGATGGTGCCAACCGAGTTAGCGTATATTCCTATGGAAGTATGCGTTAAGAGGTTTAACCGCCTAAAAAACGAAGGTATGACCTCATACAGTCAAGAGGGCGAAACGATTTCGTTTAATTCCAATGATTTTGACGACTTCTTAGACGATATTGCCGAGTGGAAGAAGAACAACGGGACTGGATTATTAACTACCGTTGACCCTTATCGGAGGCGTAACAATGATATTCGATAGACAGGTAACGTTTTATGACACTGGAGAAGAGCATTACGATCCAAAACAGCATAAATACGTTGGCGGTGACGAGGAACTTGTAACCTTGCCTGCTAATGTTACTGATGTTGGGGTGGAGAAAAGCGCTCAAATTTTCGGTGATTATAAGCATAGGGCGTTGGCTATTCGTACAGTTTACGAACCACCGAAACAATGGGGATATTTGAAACTAGATGGCGATAGTCGCAAGTATGTCTTAAATACATACAGGAAGCCGTTAAAGTATTTCACACTGATTGTAGGTGAAACTAAATGAGTAGAGAATTCATTAAAATAGAGGGCATTTCCGAGCTTTCTATGGGGTTAAAAGATCGTGCGCATATGAATGATGTTAAGGCTATCGTCAAACAGAACGGAGCTGAATTGCAATCTAAGGCACAAGATAACATGGATCAAGCTTATACAAAGGGCTATTCAACAGGTGCTACCAAGCGAAGTACAACCGTACGGATTGCTGATAGAGGTTTAACCGCAATTGTTGGTCCACATACGAAATACTTTAGTTATCTGGAGTACGGTACTCGTTTTATGGACGCTAAGCCGACACTTGGTCCAGCGTTAACCTATCAAGCTCTTAGATTTGTTGACCAACTCAACGTTCTATTCATGTGAGGTGCTGTGATGCTCGCAATACCAACACAAGAACTTTATGACAAGATTTTTGAGGCTAGTCAGAGCCTTGGATTTGATACTTATGATTATTTGCCAGCTAAAGAAGTTGATTATCCATTCGTACAACTTGCTAATACACAACAAACCACCCTTAATCTGAAAACGGCTAAGGGTGGTTTAATTTCGCAAACTATTCACGTTTGGGGAACGTTGAAAATGCGTTACCAAGTAACACAAATGATGGAGCAACTTAATCAATTAGCAGACGGAACATTGATTACTGATAACTTCCGTTTCATTGGCAGGAACAATCAATCTGACTTTCAAATAATGAATGATACGAGCGTACCAGACACCGTACTAGTTCACGGTGTGTTGACGCTCTTTTTTAATCTCGGATAGGAGGAATATTAATGGCAGTAAATACGACTAAATACCCTGCAATTCAGGGTAAAAATTTAGTTCTCTTTGCTCGTAAGCTAGCGGAAGCAAAAGAAAAGCGAGGAATGCCAGTACCATATCAAACATCGCTTGATTTTGAACCGCAACGAGACTCTAAGACAGATGCAACTAAGGACGGTTATGTAAGTAAACAATCACCACTTCAAACGGATTTGAAGTTTGAATTCGTTAATAACTGGTCTGAAATTGCTGATAAGTTGCAAATGTCATTGTTCAACGGTGACAAAATGGAGTTTTGGATTGTTAACTATCAACGGCGTAACGATAATGGGCAATGCTTTGCTTTCTATATGCGAGGAACGGTTACGGAAGATGACGTTGATGGTGACCCAGACGATGTTTCAAACCGTAAGACAACAATTTCTGTTGACGGTACGCCAGTAATGGGCTGGACTTCCTTAACAGACGAAGAAGAAGAAATGCTTGCTTATGTCTTTCGTGGCGTTGGTGCTATTGGCGATACTCCTAAAGAGGATGGAACTGATGGCAACGGTACTCCTTGGAAAGACGCAGACGCTGGTACTGGTGTAGCTTACGACACAAGTAAGGCATCTACTCCAAAGGATTAGCAGGATAGGTCAATAACAATAGTAAATACTAAGTCGCCAACGAAATACACAATACGCAAGGGCGGCTGATTATAGGAGGGGTTAACTTATGAAGTTAAAAGTTGGAAGTAAGAATTACGCTTTGAATTTTGGCATCGGGTTTGTTCGTAACTTAGATAAGTATTATGGCGTTAGTGTACAAGGTATGAGTTTCGGTATGGGATTGACTAAGGCTTTGTCTGGATTGCGTGTTTATGACCCAGCTTCTCTTTCAGAAGTCCTTTATATTGCAACGTGGGCTGATGCAACTCGCCCAACCCAAGAAGCAATTGATCGTGTGCTTGAAGATGATAACACCGACATTGAAAAGTTGTTTGATGGGGTTATGAAAGAATTAGCAACGGCAAATGCCACTAAGATTGCTGTAAAAAACCTTCAAGCCTAGATGAGAAACCATTAACCAGTGAACAGGAATACCACAAGATACTGGTTAATTCGTTAGCTCATTTGGGCTTTCATAGTATTCGTGAAGTTGGAATGATGACTAGAAGTGAGTATGAATTACGCATGGAAGTCTACCAACTCCAAGAATTAGATGCAGAAGAAAAAATAGCTAAGATTGCGTTCTACAATCAACTAGCTCAGTCAACAACTGGTGGAAAGAATCCACGAGCTAAGTATGACAAGTTCGATAAACTCTTTAATCGTCAAGAACAAGAGTACAAGATACGCAAGTTCTTTGGTGATGAATATGCTGTTGCTGGAGCTGATGGTAGCAAGTCACCAGACATCTTTGCTAAACGCATGAAAGAGTTTGAACGACTTAAAAAAGCTGGAAGAATTGATAAGAACGCATGGAAGAAAGTTGTTAATAAAGGAGGCGGGCGATAATGGCTCAATCGTACAGCGTGCAGGCGGTATTGTCCGCTGTTGATAACGGCTTTACGTCAACATTCAATACTGCTACTAACACTGCTATGTCGATGGGCGAGAAGGTTAGTTCAAGCCTTAAAACTATTGGAAATGTAACTTCTGTTGTGGGTGCTGCTACAACTGCTATGGGTGTTGCTGGACTAAAGAGCTTTGGTCAATTCCAACAATCCTTGAACACTGCGGCGGTTGTTGCTGGTGGTACTTCAAAGGATATTCAAGGGTTATCTGATGTTGCCAATAAAATGGGTGCTGATTTGCCAATTAGCGCTCAGCAGGCAGCAGAAGCCATGACAGAAATGGCTCGGAACGGTGCTTCCGTTGGTCAAATCAAGGAACAGTTCCCAGCTATCGCACAAGCGGCAACTGCGGCTGGTGCTGATTTAACCACAACTGCTGGAGTTGTACAGCAAGCAATGAATATTTGGGGGAACTCACTCAAATCACCTCAACAAGCAGCAGAAATTCTTGTTCAGACGGCTAATATGTCTAACGCTTCTATTGAAGATATGCAACAGGCGATGGCTACATTCTCGGGTACTGCTAAACTTGCTGGAATGAATATGCAAGATTCTACCGAAGCGATTGGGCTGCTTACTAATAAAGGGTTTAGTGCTGCGCAGGCTTCACAGGACTTGAACAATGCTGTTTTGCAAATGATTGCACCATCTCAGAAAGCTAAAAGCACAATGAACGAACTTGGTATCAGTTTTACTGATGCACAGGGGAAGATGAAGTCATTCCCACAAATCCTTCAAGACTTGAACAAGTCTATGGACGGCTTAACAGACTCCGAAAAAGCGAAGAAGCTTAAAGCAATGTTTGGTACTTCTGGTATGGCAGCAATTGCTCCATTAATGGACGCAATGAAGAACCATACTAACGATTCAACTAAGAGTTGGGACGCTTGGGCTAAGGCAGTTGATAAAGCTGCTGGAACTGGAAAAGCTTCTGAAAAGAGTTTGAAAGATCAAGCAAACGAAATGCAGAAAAATATCGGTGCTAAGGTTGAACAAGTCGGTGGTAACTGGGAAGCGTTGAGAAACACTTCGCTAGCTTCTCATAATGCTATGAGTGGCGCTATGCTAGACCTTATTAACAAAACGCTATCGTGGGCTAATGCTTCACATAGTGGCTTTGCTAAGTTCATTCAAGGCGCTATTGGTTTAGCTCCTGTACTTGGTCCAGTGGTTACGGTGACAGGTCAATTCTTAGCTCACGCTGAACGACTTGGACGGGTGGCTATTGCAGCAGGACGAGGCATTTGGAACTTGGTAGCAAGGTTTACTCCATTACCTAAAATAGTGCCTAAAGCAACTGCTGGAATGGATCGCAATTCTAATAGTACTAAAAAAGCTGGTAAATCAGCCGATGAATCAGCAATTAACTTTTTAAGGTTAGGAACAGCAGTCCTTGAGATTGGAGCAGGTATTGGACTAGCTACGGCTGGTATGGCGCTTCTTGTATTTGCCACTGCTAACTTAGCAAAACAAGGACCGAGTGGCGCAATTGCAATGCTGACGGTAGCTGCTTCATTAACCGCATTTATTGGTGTTGCTGCATTAGCTGGAAAGGCACTTAATTCGATTGGTGTAGAGGGTGCGGCTGCACTTATGGGAATTGCGCTTTTGGTTGCCTCGTTTAGTTTGCTGGTAGCAGTAATAACACAATTCGCTTCTACTGGAAGTGCTGGTATTACTGCACTTGTTGGAATTAGTGCTGCAATTATTGCAATGGTAGCAGCGTTTACTATTGCTGGAATTGCTATTTCGGCAAGTTCTGTTGGGTTAATGGCTTTTGTGGTGGCCGTACTTGCTGTTAGTGCTGGAGTTGCTTTAATGGCAGCAGGATTAGCACTTTTGATTAATGCTTTTATTAAATTACAAGGGTATTCATCATCAATCGTTCCTACCTTATCTGCAATGGGTAAAGGAATGGCACTTATGATTACTAGCTTTGTGCAACAAATCATGACTTCAATTCCATTAATCGCTAGTGCGGTTGCTAACCTGTTAACTCAATTAGTGGTTCAAATTAGCCAGCACATTACAACCATTGCTAATGCTGTAATGCAGATGTTTGTTCAAATCTTAGCCGTAATCGCTCAAAATATGCCTGTGATTATGCAACAAGGGGTTCAGATCATTCAAGGCTTCTTGCAAGGTATTCTTCAAGGCTTACCAATGATTATGACCACTATTGGTCAAATTGTTGTGGCATTCTTGAACACATTAGCAACTCAACTACCGTTAATCATTCAAGCTGGAGTTAACCTTATTGTTGCCTTTATTGAAGGTATCGCACAAGGACTACCACAGATTATTCAAGCGGCAGTCGATTTAATTGGTAGTTTCATCTTAGGAATTACCAGCGCAATTCCTAGACTTGCTAATATTGCGGTTCAAGCAGTAATGCAATTTGTCTACGGGGTTGGTTATGCATTAGGTCAAGTTCTAGCTTCTGGTAGCAAGCTAATTCAAATGTTTATCAAGGGTGTTATGGATGGGCTAAGTGGCTCACGTAATGCTGGTTCTAAGAATGCAAACAGTGTTAAGAATGGAATGAAAGGCGTTAGTTTAATCAGTGAAGGGGTCCACTTAATCGCTGGATTTATTCAAGGAATAAATTCAAAGATTGGTGACGTTATGGCAGCGGCTGGTAGAATTGCTAATGCTGCTAAGAACAAGATTAAATCAGCCTTATCAATTCATTCACCATCACGTGTTATGCGTAATGAGGTTGGTATCTATATTCCTGCTGGTCTTGCATTAGGTATGTTAGATAATATCAGTGCTGTTACTAATGCAGCAACTCAATTATCAGAAGCAGCTACCGTTACTGTTCCAGAAGTTGATACTAATAACTTCTCACGTTCGTTGACTGCACTTAATTCTCAAATGGATAGCTCAGGAATTAGCGTAAATGGTCGTTTGTCTGCAAATAATACATTTAACGCCAACTCACGTTCATTTGAAGATCAAGTGACTGCTTTAATTGCACAAGCAGTTGCTAAGCTTGATAACGTTGATCAGCACCCAGAAATTGGCTTTGATACTGCGCAACGAATGCGAAACTGGATTAACAAAGAAAATGCTCATACTTATCTTTCATATCGTGGATAGGAGGTTAGAAATGATCCAAGTTTTTTCACAAAAGAAAAACAAACCACATTTATATGGCTTTACCGATCTTGGCGAGGCTCCAGATCCAAATGGGGTAAGCTTTCCAACTGTTGAATTTTCCATTAGTGTTGACGATGGAAAGAACTGGATAAGTTGCTACGATGTAGAGAACCTGCAAGGCGTTTATTGCTATTCATCTCCAAATGTTCCGCCTGCCAGGAGAACTGACAATACACAGAAAGTTGGCTTTCAAGATGGCACCCGTCTAATATCAACATCATTTGCAAGCCGACAACTTAAATTCAAATTGTTTTACGATGGCGTAGACACAACCGATGCGATGTTAGCCTTTGAATCTGCACAAACTTTTCTGGTTGGTCGTGAAGCTTACTGGATTACATTTGCAGACTGGAAGAACAGAATGTATTACGGTACTGCTGAAATGGGTGATCCAGATTTTGAGACTAATAGTTGGACTTGTGAAGTTACATTTACTGATCTCATGGGACTTAGCAGGTCTATTGGTACGTCAACTAACCCTGTTGATGATATGTGGGCTGTTAATGCTAATTTACCTAATAATGGTGATTATCCGTTATATTCATTCACGAGTAATAGCTTTAGTGTGTATAATCTGTCAAATGTTGCGATTGATCCAGAAAGGCGTGGACACGAATTCAAGTTAACGTTGCAAGGAAGTTCTAGTGGTAATTTCAAAATTACTAATAAAACTAACGGTGATTATGTTTACCGCTCTAAGGCTTTTAATGGTACGTGGGTGCTCGACGGAGTAAATCCAACGTTAAACAATGATGGAGATCAATTAAACATTGGTGGAACGCATGGAGGTGTACTTACTCTTGGAATCGGCAAGAATGATTTTTCAATTGAAAATTTTAGTGGGAAAGTCACGTTCGACTTTCCGTTTTGGTGGTTAGCATGAGAAGTGAAGACGCATATATTTACATTGAGCCAAAAGATATGAAGCATATTTACCGAGTTAATTTTAATGACTTGAATGTTTCATTTGATCGAAATTTTCAACTGAATAGTACCTATGAAATTTCATTTACTCTGACACTTACTCAGCAGTATAGAGATGTTTTTAATACTGCTAAAGGAAAGATCGGTGTTTGGTATAACAAGCAATGGTATGTCATCGAAACCTGGGAGCCAGGAGTTGATGATAAGGGTCTTACCACACTTAAAGTTACTTGTGTTCATACGATTGTGGATCATCTTAAGAATATTCGAAAGGATCCGCCAGAGCCAACGGAAGACAATCCTCAAATCTCTGGAGGGACTACAACTGACGATAATAGTGATAGTGATGTGCAACCGCAAGCAGGGGTTGTAGTTAAGAAGGTTTCTGAAAAACAGACTTATTCTTTAGATGATTGTTTGAAGACCTTTCTTCAAGATAATGATCAAGGCATCGACTACGAGATTCATGGAGTTTTCCCACAGCTGAGTGTCGAATGTAAAGGTTCATTATTCGATTGGATTAGAAACAATCTAAAGGACTTTGGTGCTTTCTGGATTCCTGATGGCTTAACGATGAAGGTATATGACCTTTCATCGTTAAAGCACCAAACAGGTAAGGTATTCCGTTATATGGCCAACATGACGAATGTTGATCTCCAGTACAATGTGCGTGACCTAGTTAACGACTGCTGGTGCTATGCTGGAAAGATGGAAAAAGACATTACCACCGTATCAGATGGAGCTGGAGGTGGCGGAAGCCTTGATAGTGCTGAAGCATTTGCTAAATCGCCAATTAACGCTAATTTCGGTGTAAATAAGCAGCAGATGCTAAATGATTTTGCAGCCAGGGATGTGCGTGTTCGTGCTTGGGGTGTCGATGTTAACAGACTATACGATACCGTTAAGGGAGCTGGAGTTAGTCCAGAATGGTTCTTTGCTTATGATTTAGCTGAAGGAAATCCGACATCGTACAGTTGGCTTAATCACTTTGGAAGCCACTTGGCAGATCCTTACCAAGATGCTATTCGAGTATGCAGTTGGATTAAGGAATTTGCTAACAGTGACAGTTTTACACCTGCCACTGGGTATGGTGCTTATGCTAGTCCACAACTAACTGCACAATGGAATCAAGAGTTCGGTAAAGGCACTATTGGAAGGCTTTATTTACAAGGAACTGCTGCCGCTGTTATGGAACTAGCCAATGAAAATTCTGGTCGGTATGGTCGACCATTGTCCCAGTGCATTAGCTTTATTAAAGGATGGGGTGGTCATACCGTTACTAACGGTGGTAACTGGGGATGGCCATTTCCAAGTGTCGGTGAGGGACATTTCATGGATGGCCAGCTTTTTGGTACACACCCTGGAAATGGGCGTACAAACAACTTCCATGATGGTCTTGATTTTGGTTCAATTGATCATCCAGGTAGTGAAGTTCATGCAATTCATGGCGGTACTTGTACTATTAGTCGAGCATGGGGCTCCGGAGGTATTAACTGGTATTGCGTTATTCAAGATAGTTCAGGGCTTAATGTTGAATATCAAGAAGCCTTTGGTTCAGCTAGTAACATTACAGTTAATGTTGGTCAAAAGGTAAAAACTGGTGATGTCATTGGGTATCGAACAACTAACCATTTACACGTTGGTATTACTAGGCATAATGTTCAAGAAGCCTTTGGTCATGCATTTAATGATGATGGTACTTGGATTGACCCGTTAGCAACTATCAAAAACGGTGGTGCTGGTGGAGGTTCTGGAGATAGCGGTGATAGTCAACCTACTTCAGCAACAACAAAGGAAATTTATTATTCTATTGTTTATCATTACGAAGATCAGGAGAGTATCAAAGAATACGGTCGTTATCGAGGCAAACCAATTGTCGAAGATTCTATCTATGATTTGAATATTCTGAAGCAGTTTGTTGCAAACACCGTACAACATCAGCCGGCTACGACACTAACAATAAAAGGAATTGAAGCACCTGATGCTATGCAGGGAGATGTCTGGAAAGTAATTGCTCCTGAGCTGGGCTTTAGTTCAGATGTAACTTTGATGAGCATTAAAGGAAACGACGAAGCTTTTTGCCCTGGGACTAAGTTAGATTTGTCGTTTAATAATATCGGACTATCTATGCGAGATGTTAATGCAACAATTTGGAGCGATATTAGCGATGTAAATGCTAATCTTAATCCTCTTGAAGTGTCCAGTGGTGCTGGTACAAAAGATGAAAATCACCTTAACAATGAAGGAAACAAAAAGGATACTGGTTCTAACAGTAAAGATAGTGATGGAACTAAGTATAGTGAAAATCAAATGAAGCAAATTGAACAGATTACTAGCGGAGAGAGGGCGAAGTGGAATGGCTAATAAACAACCTAAAGCACCTGATGCTAACGATAAGAATCGTAGTAGTATCATCTTGAGAGATGGATATGATACGGAAACAGGAGTACCAGGTAAAGGGTGCTCAACTGATAACGGAGTACATTTTACTGTGTATTTCACTTCAGCTGGTTTGATGCTTCATCAGCAAGACACTAAGACAATTTCAAAGAATCTTACATTTGAAAAACTTCGATTTAAGTCGCCCGATGGGACGGCTTTTTATTTATCTGTTAATGATGATGGAACATTAAAAACAACGAAAGTAGGTGAATAATAGTGAGCTTACAAGTACCATATATTGACGATTTAGCTACTAATTCTAAATTGCCTGGACAGTTAGCTGACAACTTCAAACAAGTTCAAGCCGAAGATGCTACTGATGATGCTGAACGTGAAAAGCTTGACCAGAAATACTCTGGAATTACTAATAAATTGAAAGAACGATGCACTAACTTGGAGGAAGGTGAGGAAAAGTTGGACTCCGATAAGGCAAGTAAAGTCATGCTCTACAAATGGTGGAAGGAACTGGATGATAAATTCAGTGCCTGCGTGGATGAACTGGACGATAAGAAAGCCTCAAAGAAACATTTGCGCAAGGTGATCACGGCTATGCAAGCATTAATTAAGCAATATCATGACGATTTCATTAAGACCGTTAATGATAATGCTAAAGCCATGAATGACAAGGCAGAACGGGTTGCACTGGGTACCGATATGGATACTATTCGGCAAGCAGTAATGCAAGTGCTTCAAGAACAAGGGGTTATTAAACGAGATGATCCGAGTGTTCCTGACATTAAAGACCCAGATAAAGCCGCTAGTGCAGCTGGTGAGGTTGCAGCCGTAACGAGTGGCGAGGATAGCCGAGCCGAAGCGGTCCGGTCTGCACTGGCAGGAACAGATTATAAGGAGGGATAAACGTGGCACAGGAATTAACATTTAATATTTCAGAAGACCGTCGTCAGTTACAAGGGCCAGTTGAAGCTAAGAACTTTAATTTAAAGTTTGGTACTGACGGTTCAGCAATTACTCACGGTAAGCCTGACCAATGGGTTCAAGGACGAATTGGCGACAAGGAGTTGAAGCAAGTCTTTGTCAACATCACAGAAGGGGAGAACAACACTCCCAAAGATGTTGCCGGACTTTTTCTGGCGTTTGTTGGAATTATTCATGATAAAGATGGCCGTCCACATCGTGTTGTTGACTACAAGCACAGCACGACAATTGATGTTGAGCACGGTCGTTTCCGGTTTGACTTTCCTGATCAAGCATTCACGGTCGCTGGTGAGTATCAGCAAGCCTTCTTCATGCTGATTAAGGAAGGCCCAGGCGGTGGATGTGTAGCTACGATGGAATTTGATATGCAAGTCATGGCTAACTTTGTCTTTACTGACTTGGTACCGGAAGACTACATCACGCCGTTCAACGATACCGTTGACCAATTGCTGGCGGCATGCAAGAAGTTTAAGGATGACACTGCGGCTGATGAAGCTAAGTTTAAGCAAGAGCTTGAAGATGCTTATGCTAAGTTCCAAAAAGATACCAATACTCAATTCAATAACTTTAAGGATGCTACCAATGAAGATTTAGCTAATTTCAAGAAAGCTAACGCTGATGATATTGCTAAGTTTAAACAACAATATGCTGACGCTGTTCAAGCTAAGGAAGACGAGCTACAAAGCAAGGTCGATAGCTACACCGATAAGTTAGATACCCTGCTCAAGGATTTGAATCAGCAAGGTATTGATACAACAACCTTACTGACGACGCTTCAAGCGAACATCAAGTCATTAGAGGATAAGATTAAGCAAGATGGTTTGTTTACAAGTGCTGAAGCTAAGAAGTTTGAAGACAGCATTCAACAGAAATTTATCACCAATTATGACAATGTCGGATTAATGAAAAAAGCAAATCTACAAGAAGGCCAGTATGTTGGTACGAGAGGGTACTATTCTGCTGGGGATGGTGGTAACGCACACTATTTAGTCCAACGAGATCGTGATCAGAATTGTTGGAATGAAGAGCTGGACAATGGACTGTATGCGAAGCTGATAACAGATAATTGCAATCGTCCTGAGCAGTTTGGGGCACATCTAGATGGCGTTAACTCTGATTCTCAAGCTGTTCAAGCGGCAATTAACGGTGGAAATGTAGTTTTCCCCCAAAGCTCTAAAGTAGTTGTTGATTCACCAATTGTTTTACCTCAAAAGGATCGAATCATTGATTTCAATAACAGCGATGTACATGTAAAAAATGGTTCACTAATTAAAGTTGGAGATAGCAATGATACGACGTATCATCATACATTCATTATCAAAAATGCAAAATTGGAGTTTGAAGATGTTTCGTCCGAAAGATCAGCTTTTAACATTTTCAACACGTATAATATTCGAATTGAAAATATTACTGTCAACAACGCTGTAGATAATATAACAGTGTTTGATTTCAACGATTGCTTTAACATGACAGTCAATAATTGCTTTGTCGGTTCTGGGACTGGATCGTTAAAATCAACAGCAGGAATCCGAGTGCGTGAAACAAATATTCCTAATAGCCAAAATAATTTTCCAAATAATACGACTAATTTAAAAATCGCTAACTGCCTAATGCAGAATCTCGACCGGGGATATGATCTCGATGGGATGAACGGTATGATTGACTCAACTGTAATCGATAATTGTGGAGCTTCTTCCTGCAATTATGGATATGTAATCAGTGGTGCCGATACAACTGTTGGAGTATCACTTCGTAATTGTCGTTCAGAATTGGCTAAGAAAGCTGACCTTTTGCTAGATTCTGATGCAACTATCAGTAATTTCCACTCTTACTCTGATGGGTCAACACCAGTTGGTATTAAAGTTACTAATAATGCGATGCATGTTGTATTTCTTGGATATATTTCGTTTGACGGTCATTATTCCGAAAATGCATTTACATGTGCAGGAGCTGTCAATGCTTCTTCGGCGTTATTTAGAATTTTTAATGGTGAAAAGGTTGACCTTAAAAATGTGGTATTTCCTTGGCGGCCAGACATCATTATTGGCTCATTATCCAAGCTTAACAACTTCTTGCTACATAATTTAAGGGTTCTGTGCGTTGATGATAAATTCGACATTTCAACTATTCCAACTGATAATGTTAGTGATGGTCTTCAGTTACTAGTAACAATGCAGAATACCGGTAACACTTATAATCTGATTTACCATGACGGTTGGCAACTTCAGGGCCATCATCTAGATACTGTCAATACTCAGGGAGCTATTAAACTTAAAGCTTACTATAATACTCCCGATAAGCCATTTATTGCCCCTAGTGATGGATACGTTACCTTGCAATCACTTAGCATGACTGATATTTGGCAACTTAACATGAAAGAAGAAATGATGTTACGAGCCAAGGATTGTATTGTCTCAATGCCAGTGAAAAAAGGGATGGATATGTACTTAACCTCAACAGGCGAGGAAGGGGATGCTTACTTCTTCCCTGTTGAATCAAATTAATCCTTAATCTTTACTTTCACTTAATGCTTCTAACTAATCCAGCGTTAGTTAATCACTCTAAAAGACTGGAAAAATATGAGTGAAGCAAACATAGTCGCCTAAGAAATAAACAGTACGAGAGGGCGGCTTGCAACAGAGAATAAAGGAGCTGAAAGCACAATGCCAGTTTGGTTAGTAACACCCGACTTTGTTGATTATGATCTGTATAAGGCAGCAGTCATCGTTGCCCCTACGAAAGAAGCAGCTGAACAATTGGCCTTTAAGAAATTTACTTTAAACCAGGAGCTCAAATACATTTATGGTGAGTTTTCACAAAAATGGACTGCAAAAGAGATAGACACTAACTCTACTAAGATAGTGCTAGCTGATTATAATGCAGGGTAATTGGAGGGCTAATTATGTCAGTTTATGTAGTTAAAGCCAGTCCTTGCAAGTATGAACAGTACGAGCAAGTAATCGTGCAAGCCTCCAGCCGTGAAGAAGCGCTGGAATTAGCAAAGCCGGAGTTTGGAACTGCCAAAGGCTGGGTAGTTCCTTGGGTTAACCAGAAGTACAAAGTTGAAGAGATTCCAGCAACTAAAAAGTTAGTTTTAGCTGTAATTCAAAAATAAGCCTCACTCAAACGAGTGGGGCTTTTGTTATGGGCGGCTATTGAAAGAAGGTGAGTAAATGCACCACATCATGGGATATTCGTGGGACGAACTGTTGGCAATCGTTACTATTGCTTCTATCGTTGGTAGTTTTTTGATCTACTTGCTTAATCTAGCTATCAAGAATGGAACTGAAAAACTTTCAAATATGGTTAAAGACTTAATTGTTAGGATTGATAATCTAAATCATACGATGAACTCAATTGAATCAACAGCAAATCGGACAGCCGATCGGGTTGATTCATTAGAAGAACGTTTTGAAGAGCATGTTGGTGAAGCAAAGGTGCAGAATCAAAGGATTAAAGCACTGGAGCATGAAGTGTTTGGAAGGAGTGAAAATGAATGAATGTTAAACAATTGAAGAAGAAGTTTCTGAATGCAGACGGCACAATCAATAAAACGGTTGTGGCGTCTTTTATTACGCTTCTAATTGTCTTGATTCAACAAATTATGATGGCTTGTGGTTTTAGTTATGGCCATTGGGACCAAGTAGTTGCAATCATTAACACGGTGCTAACAATTTTAGGGCTGTGTGGGTTTGTTGAAGGGAACGGTGAAGTTGAACTTCAAAATAAAGGAAGTGAAAACGATGAAGCACAAACTAAGTAAACAAATGGCGGTTGCATTAGCAGCCGCTTTTTTAGTTGCACCAGTTACGACTGGAATGGTTGAACTTAGTAGCCAGCAATTACCAGTTATTCAAGCAGCTAAGGGTGATCGAGGCACTGACCAATCACGGTACCAGGGACCACAAGGACGAACTGCATATGGTGATGAAAAGTTCCAGATTAATCAAATGGGTGGAACGGTTGACGGTTATAACATGTACGACCAATCAACCTATGCTTCTCAAACAGCGGCAACTATTGCTCGGGGAATGCGGGCCCATAATTACATCTGGTGGCAAAATGTCACAACTAACTGGCAAGCGGACCAGGTGTTGAATTACTTCCTTCCAAAGGTACAAACACCAAAAGGTTCAATTATTGCCCTTGACGTTGAGAGTGGTAATCAGAATACGCAAGCAATTCAACATGCCTGTGACCGAATCCGTCAGGCGGGTTACACGCCAATGGTTTATGGTTACAAGAACTTCTTACTGAATCATGTTGATTTAAGCTATTTAGCTAGTCGGGAACAACTTTGGTTAGCGGAATATCCAGATTACCAAGTTCGACGGTACCCTAACTACAATTACTTCCCAAGTTACTCAAATATCGGGATTTTCCAATTCACTTCAATGTATGTGCCAGGTGGCCTTGATGGTGATGTTGACCTGACCGGTATTACTGACAATGGCTATAAAAACGGCAACTCACAAAAGCCAAAGACGAATACTCCCGCAGTCACAACTGGAAAGCAACTTCACCGGGATAGTCATAACTATACAGTTATGCCAGGTGATTCCTGGTGGAAGATTGCGACTGAACATCATATGAATATGTATGCTCTTGCTCAACTGAATGGAGCAACAATTCAAACAGTCATTCATCCGGGCCAAGTTCTTCGGGTGGCTGATAGTGGCCAAGGCTCTAAGGTAAGTAACAAGGTTCAACAGCCGATTGCTCAGCCGAAGCAATCATCTTGGCGAGACAGTCTAGGTGATACTTGGCACAATGAAAGGGGAACTTTTGTTGCGGATACCTGGTTACACCTTCGTTGGGGAGCGAAGCCAGGTTCTACCTCAATTGCAATCATTGGACCAGGCTCAGTAATTAAGTACGATGCGTATAGTCGTCATAACGGCTTTGTCTATGTTCGTCAACCACGTGGCAACGGCCAATATGGTTATGTTGCAGTACGGAACGCTTACACAAATGAAGCATACGGAACATTTAAATAAAACTAATTAATCCCTAGTGGTAGTTGCGAATGCAATTACTGCTAGGGATTTTTTGTGTATCAGTGCAAAATCAAGCTGAATTGTACCGATAAAAATATGCTATACTGAATGTATCCAAATATTCCATTGACCTGGCACAATCTGGTGTCGGGTGTATCTTTAAATGCAACAATTTTGCAACAAATTTCACTGTATCTATGTTGCTCTATGGTGACTAAGTAGTTTTCTTTTCCTAATTATATACGGATAAAAGCCAACACAATAAGGCTAAAATTTGGTCTTACATACATGGAACAGTATTAATAGTTTCGCGCCATAATAAAATAGCAAATAATGAGGGACTGAGTGATAGTGCTTGCGGTCCCTCATTATCTGTGCTTGAATGAAATTGACAAATGGCAACATTCCGATACAATTAAACATGTTGCAGTCACGAATTCGTTCGTGAAACAGATATAAAGGAGAATCGCAAAC